TCAAAATCGAACCAGCTATAAAAAAGAAGCTAGAACTAGACATAGAAGTTTCACCCAACTATCTATCAGTCAATCCATTTCATAAATGGATACACCTAGCTAAAACCGTAGACGCTTGGCGAATTTTCCCTAGAGTTTTTGTCAGCGTCTACATCCTACTACTATACAAAGTAGTCACCTGGTTTATGACCATACCTGAACCCAACCTAGAACAATCAGCTTTAGTGTCTGTAGTTGTAGGAGCAATGGCGGCTGTTTTTGGCATCTACGCTGGCACATCAGGACAAAGCAAAAAGTTTAAAGGCGAGGATTAATCTTGGAAGCGTTCAATCTGATCGCTGAATTAGGTCTACCGATAGCTGGTGCTTTAATTATGGCCTACTTTATATTCTTAGTGATGAAACAACTTATGGACGGTTTAATTAGTGAAATTCAAACCGTACAGGGTATTACTAAAATGTTAATTACTAGAGCATCTATTATGAATAACGATATGATTCGTATAGATACAAGCGTTTCTAGTGCCTTAAATCTTCCCCCTGACCTAGACCGTATAGCAAGAGCAGAAAACTTTGTAGAAGACGGTAAAATAGATGCTAGAAGGGACTAAATGGATATAGTAAAAATAATAACAGAGTTTGGGTTTCCTGTAGTTATGGTGGTAGGTTTAGGTTACTTTGTTTATTTTGTCTGGCAAACCATTACCAATAAGATAGATCCAGCCGTTCAGGAAATGAAAGGGACTATTATAAGACTGACAGATCAATTGCGTTTGTTAGACCAGGATATGATTCGTCTTCAACAAAAAGTTAATACGGTTATTGAAGTTAAGGAGCAAGATGAAAAATCGAAAAAGACCTGATGAAGTATTACTGATAGCTTCTATAATAATTGTTATGTTTGTTGTCTTGTCCGTACAAGCTGATGAAATGACACACAAGTTTAAAAACCCTAGCTTTTCAGGTGTTGGTACATCTAGTCATTACTTAACCATAGAGAACCAAGAGTTCAATAGAAAAGAAGCCCTACGAGAAGAACTTAGAGCATATACAGAAGACTTAGAAAGAGAAGCTGAAAATACTACGTTGGCTAGGTTTATACGTAACTTAGAGAGTAGAATATATGCACAACTCAGCAGACAGTTGGTTGATAGCTTGTTTGGTGAAACGGCTTCTGATTTTGGTACGCTAGAATTAGAAGGCAACACTATAGAATATAGAGTAGAAGACGACAAAGTAACATTAATAATTACAGATGAAGAAGGCAATACAACAGAAATTACTGTACCTCTTGGTTCTTTCACTTTCTAATTGCGCTTTAATAGTAGACCCATTAGACAATGGAGTGCCTCCTGTAAGAAGTATTGAGTCAGCAGAGGTTGGGGCTTTGCTCACTAATTTAGCGGAAGTTTCTGTACCTGTACGAAAACCTATAGTGGCTGTATATCCTAATTCTTTTAAAGACAATACAGGACAACGTAGATCTAACAGCCAGTATGCAAGCTTTAGTACAGCTATTACTCAAGCTCCAGACGCTTACTTAATTAGAGCGTTACAACACTCTAATGTATTTGATGTAGTAGAACGCAAAGGTTTAGATAACCTCACTAAAGAACGCCAGATAATTCGCACAACCAGGGAAAGTTTTGATGAAAAACAAAAGGTCAAACCTCTACTATTTGCAGGTTTGTTAATGGAGGGTGGCGTAGTAGGTTACGAAACTAATATTCGTTCAGGAGGAGCGGGTGCAAGATATTTAGGTATAGGTGGTTCTAAACAGTACAGACAAGACTCTGTAACCATATCTTTGCGCACGGTATCAGTAAGTACGGGTAAAATTTTAATTGAAGTTCTAGTAACTAAGTCAATATTAAGTGCATCTATCTCTTCAGATGTGTTCAGATTTTATGCAAATAACACCGAATTAGTTGAAATAGAAAGCGGTATAGTAGAAAATGAGTCTATAAATATTGCTTTACAGATGGCTATCGAGACGGCTGTCTTACAAACAATAGAGGAGGGCTATGAAGATGGCTATTGGCAAAAAGATGAAAAGATTGATATTGATGAGCCTATTTGCGATGACGAGTGTATCGCTACTATACGGGGCTGACAATGAAATATTTATAGATCAGTCAGGTGCTACATCTAACTTAGATATAGAACAGGTAGGAGGTAGTGGCAACATCATCGGCGGTGCTGATGCCGCGGCTGGTTCTATGACTGCACTAGATATTGATGGTGCAACCATGACCTTAGATATATTGCAAAAAGGTAATACCAATAAGTTTCTTGGAGATATATGGGCAGATACCTACACAGGTTACTTCTCGTTCATAGGGGATACCAACACATTTAACATGTCCACCGACGAGACTAACGCTACTGGAGCTGATGGTTCTAACGTAAACGTACAAGTCACAGGCAACACAAACACAATGACTCTCAATCACGCCATGACTGCACTAGCGGCCAACCTAGATTTAGATTGGACTGTGCAAGGTGGTGGTAATAACATTACTGCATCTATAGATGTAGATGGTGCTACTAATTATATGGATATTGATGGTGATGATAATGTTGTCACCTACGATGGAGACGGATACGCAGGGGGTTACTTTTGGCTAGACCAAACAGGCTCTACAAGGACATTTAACATAGATCAGGAGTCTACATCAGATAATGACTGGCTTAAAATTACATCTGTTGGCTCTAACGGCACTGTCTGTGTTACTCAGTCAGACGCAACAACTTCATTCGTTTGCTAATATAGGTTCTATATCTGAGGTAAGAGGTAACGCACAAGTTCTAAGGGACAAACCTTATGGTGCTGAACTAGCTTTTAACATACAACAAATGGATGATGTCCGTACAGAAGCGGGCAGAGTTGCTATAACCTTTGAAGACGACTCTACAGTCAAACTAACCGAACATTCTAAGTTAGTTATAGATGAATACATCTATGACCCAGACCCATCTAAATCTAAGATGGCCTTAAAGTTTGCAAGTGGTACTGCACGTTTTATTACTGGTAAATTTAACAACAAGAGCAATATATCTATACGCACACCTACTGCGGATATAGCAATTAGAGGTACAGATTTTACTTGTACAGTAGATGAACTAGGTAGAAGTCTAGTTATACTATTGCCAGACGAGAATGGCATATCTAGTGGTGAAATAATAGTAGCTACAGCTATGGGTAGCGTTACTTTAAACAAACCCTATCAAGCTACCACAGTATCTGTATATGAAAACAATCCTACTAAACCTGTTACTTTAGATATATCGCTAGACCTAATTGATAACATGTTGATTGTTAATCCTCCAGAAGAAGTTGACCAACAAATAGAAGAAACCCAAACAAGAACAACAGTAGATTACTTAGACTTTAACGACCTGGACATAGACTTCCTTAACGAAGACTTTCTTGATGCAGAAGCAGAGCTAGAGTTTACTGAACTAGATATAAATTATTTAGATGTAAACTTCTTAGAAGACTTACTAAACGTGCTAGATGCACTAGCTATATCTAAAGAAGAAGATGCACTTAAACAAGGAGGTGTGGGAATTCGTATTGTAGGTACAGATATAGGACAAGATAAGGACACGCAGATAACAACTATAGTTGCAGGACAAACTATTAGTCTGAATAGAACAGTCAGTCAAAGTGCTAGACTAAACTTAGATGGGTCAAACAGTTATACAATTATCTTGATACAAGATGGTGTATCTAATACGGTTAAGATTAATGGTGGATCTTCAACAACCATTACAATTAAACAAGGTTCTGGATGAAAAAAATAACACCACTATCACTCATACTTATATTGGTTTTGCCATTTATTTATCAATTTACGCCACTTGAGGTGTTAAAACTTAAAACTTTTGATGCTTTGATACCTGAACAGAAAGAAAGTGGTAATTTTGTAATACTTAACATCACTGAAAATGATATTGCAAATGAAGGTGGTTATCCTTTATCAAGACAAACTCTAGCTCAAATACATATTAACCTTTTGCGTAAAGGAGCTTTGGGCGTAGGTTGGGTTATGGCTTTTCCTCAACCAGATAGATTTGGTGGTGACTTTGATTTTATGGAAGCACTCTCTTTTTCTCCTAGTGTCCTCGCAATGTTTGAAGGTGAAGGTAATTATCCGCCCACATCTGGAACTGTAATTCTTGGACCAGAGACTGATGCAGGAATTATGGCAACAGGTGCTATACAAAATATAGAGATATTAAAACAAAGCGCAACACAAGGTATAGCTGTTGCTAGAACAGATTTAGACAATTTAGTACGTAGATTGCCTTTGTTAATGAAAACTCCTGATGGCTGGGTATCTGCATACGGTACGGAAGTATTAAAAGTTTTAGCTGGAGCGGATACGTATATTATAAGAACGAATGATAATGGTATTGAAGAAATACGTGTTAAAGGCCTTCCACCTGTTAAAACAGACTCTTTAGGGCGTAGGTGGATAAGTTTCGTGAATACCACACAAACTGACCTACAAGAAATGAATGTAGAAAATAAATTTGTATTTGTAGGGTTTACGGCAAAAGGAATCATGCCACAAATAGCTACTCCGTCTGGACTACTTGAACCGCATAAGATACAAGCAGCTCTAGCAGAATCTATACTAATAGAAAACAGTCCATACATACCTGATTACTCTTTAGCTGTAGAGTTGGCAATCCTAATAATGGGCATAGTAATAATGTGGGCGTTAATAAACTTTTTGGGGATAACGTTGGGGATAAGTTTAGCCGTTTCTACTATGGGCTTAACTTTATTTGGTGGATATACCATAGTTAAACAAGGTCTGTTAATTGATGTAACCTGGACATTTATAGCTGAGTTTATAACAGCGACCATTACTTTCTATCTCAGATTTAGAGAACAATACAAGTTACGACAACTTATAAAGAAACAATTTGAACATTACTTAGATCCACGTCAAATTGCTATTTTGCAAAAATCACCAGAAAAACTAAAACTAGGTGGTGAGAAACGATACGCCACATTTTTGTTTACGGATGTACGTGGATTTACTGCTTTATCTGAAACACTAGAGCCTGAACAAGTCACCTATATAATGAATAAAGCTCTAACAGCACAACAAAAAGCAGTACAAAAACATGGAGGTATGGTAGATAAGTATATAGGTGATGCAATGATGGCCATATTTAACGCACCGTTAGACCTAGAATTTCACGAAAATAAAGCTATTGATTGTGCTAAAGATATACAGAAAAATATGGAAGAGTTAAACGTAGAACTATTTGAACAAGATATAGACCCTGTTGCTATAGGTATAGGTATCAATACTGGATATGCAGTTATAGGCAATATGGGAAGTGAATCACGATTTGATTACACTGCCATAGGCGATGCGGTAAACACCGCAGCAAGATTAGAAAGTGGAACTAAGGAAGCAGGTAGAGATTTGTTAATTGGCTACAACACTGCCATAAAAAGCGATTATAAGTTAGAATTATTAGAGCCTTTAAAGGTTAAGGGCAAAGAAAAACCATTAGAAGTATATACATGGGATTTAAGTTAAGTTTAATATTGGGTGGATTGTTAGTCGTTAGTCTGGCTGGATCAACTTACTATATCAATTACCTAAACGATCAAATAGGTATACTCAAAGGCAATCAAATAGTTTTAGAAACAGAAATAGAAAAACAAAACGAATCTATTGAACGTTATTTAGAACAACAAAAAAATCAACAAGTACAACTTAATCAACTAGAAGCTGACAAACAAGCAGCGATGAAAGATGTCAATAGATTGCGTAAAACCTTTGCTAACCATGATTTAGATCAATTAGCTTTAGCAAAGCCAGGACTACTACAAAATAAAATTAACAAAGCTTCTGCTAGGGTAATGACTACTTTAGAAGAACTAACCAATCCAAATCAGTTTGATGAAAAACCTACTACTAATTAGTTTATCTTTGATGATGGCCAGTTGCTCTTTGATGCAATCTTCTATCAAACCAGTACAGGTAAAAAGTATTGCTGAAAGACCGCCGATGTATCATCCACCGTTACCATATCCGATGAGCCTATCAGAAGTTGATTGGGAAATTATGACACCTGAATTGATGGAGCAATACCTACAAAATCTAGAAAATGGTGATGCACCAAGACGCGCTTACTATTCTTTATCTAGTAAAGAGTATGAAAATCTCAGTATGGATATGGCAGAAATAACGCGTTGGTCTAAAGATATTTTATCAATTATTAAGTATTATAGAGAATACGACAAACCAAAACAGGATATCAAAGATGAGTAAGACACCAGATGAATTCGTATATAGAGCTACTCTAGATCGTATAGTAGATGGAGACACCTTTGATTGCATATTAGATCTTGGTTTTGATGTAAAATTACATAAACAAAGAGTCCGTTTGGCAGGTATAGACACTCCAGAATCTAGGACAAGAAATTTGGCTGAAAAGGCTTTAGGCCTAAAAGCAAAAGAAAGACTTAAAGAACTTTGCGAAGGTACATTTAGAATTAAATCTTTAGGAAAAGGAAAGTATGGAAGGATTTTGGGCATCCCTTATACAGCTGATGGAGAAGATATATGCCAAAAGCTTATTAAAGAAAAACACGCAGTTGAATACTGGGGCGGTACCAAAACAGGTAAAATATTGGAAGACGGAACTTGGGGCGAGTAACATGCAAATATCTGAAAAAGGTACATCTTTAATAAAACATTTTGAAGGCTGTCGTTTAGAAGCGTACCAAGATTCTGTAGGTATTTGGACAATTGGATATGGGACTATTAAAGGAGTCAAAGAAGGCGACAAAATAAATCAGAATGAAGCAGAGCATTTATTACAAGAAGAAATGCCTGAATACGAAGGCTATATAAATGATATGGTCGAAGTCCCTTTAGAACAGAACCAATTTGATGCACTTTGTTCTTGGGTATTTAATCTAGGACCTAACAATTTAAAGTCTTCTACTCTATTAAAAGTATTAAACGAAGCGAAATATGACGAAGTGCCAGAACAAGTGGTCAGGTGGAACAAAGCTGGTGGAAAAGTTTTAGAAGGATTGAAAAAAAGAAGAGAGGCTGAATCTCTATTGTTTCAAGGTAAAGAATGGGAGAATGTCTAGATGGCATATACTAAGTTAAATTTAAAACCAGGTATCAACCGAGAAGGAACTGCTTACGATAACGAAGGAGGATGGTTTGACGGCAACCTAATCCGTTTTAGAAATGGTCACGTAGAAAAGTTAAAAGGATGGGAAAAATTAAGTTCTAATACTTTTTTAGGAACAGCTAGAGCCTTACATAACTGGATGAGTCTTGGTAGTAATCTTTATTTAGGATTGGGTACAACTTTGAAATATTATATAAAAGAAGGCACTAATTATAGTGACGTTACGCCTATAAGAGCCACTACCACTAACGGTATAACTTTTTCTGCAACTGATGGTTCATCAACAATTACAGCTACTGATTCTAGTCACGGAGCCGTAACCGACGATTTTGTTACTATATCTGGTGCCGTTTCTTTGGGAGGTCTTATAACTGCTAATGTTCTAAATCAAGAATATCAAATTACATCAGTACCATCTGTTAATACCTATACATTTATTGCCAAAGACACGTCAGGAAGTACGGTTACTGCTAACTCAAGTGATTCAGGTAATGGAGGTGCAGGAGTTGATGGTGCTTATCAAATTAACGTGGGACTAGATACTTATGTCCAGTCAACAGGGTGGGGGGCAGGACTTTGGGGTGCTGGAACATTTGGATCATCAAGTGCTATAAGCGCATCTGGTCAGCTAAGATTATGGACACATGATAACTTTGGTGAAAATTTAATTATCAATCCGCGGGGGGGTGGTATTTATAGATGGGTAGAAAATAATGGAACTAGCACCAGAGCAGTTGCTTTATCTGATGTTACAGGCGCTAATTTAGTCCCTACACTTGCTTTACAAGTCATTACATCAGAAGTAGACAGGCATCTAATTGTTTTAGGTGCTGATCCCATATCAGGAAGTGCAAGAAGTGGTGTTATAGACCCGATGCTTATTGCTTTTTCTGACCAAGAAAATGAATTAGAGTTTGAACCATTAATTACTAATAGTGCAGGTTCTTTGCGTCTATCTAGCGGATCAAAAATAGTAGGCGCAGTTAAATCAAGACAAGAGATAGTTGTATTTACTGATACCTCTCTATACAGCATGCAATTTGTTGGACCACCTTTTACATTTGCAGTAAACCTTATTAACGAAGGTGCGGGATTGATTGGACCCAAAGGAGCTATTACAACTGACTCAGGTATTTATTTTATGAGTTACGGTAGTTTTTACTTGTACAACGGCAGCGTACAAAAACTACCTTGTACTGTTTTAAATTACGTATTCTCAGATTTAAATGTAGGACAAGCTTACAAAATACATGCTTTTAGTAATAGTGAAAATAACGAAATAGGTTGGTTTTATCCGTCATCTTCTTCATCTGAAATAGATCGTTACGTTATATACAACACGCAAGAACAAGTTTGGTACTACGGCAACCTAGAAAGAACTGCTTGGCTTGATACTGGTGTAGTTAACTACCCACAAGCTACAAAAGAAAATTATCTCTACCAGCATGAGATTGGTTTTGACGACGATGGTAGTCCGATGACTGGTGTATTTGTTGAATCAAGTGACTTTGATATAGGAGATGGCGACCAGTTCCAATCTATATCCTCTATCATACCTGACATACGTTTCTTGCAAGATGACAATTCTGGATCTGTAAATATTTTGACTAAGGTAAGAAACTTTCCAGGTGAATCTTTAACAACTAAAGCTACTTCTGCAATTAGTTCTTCTACAACAAAAGCGAATATAAGGGCTAGAGGACGACAGGCTGTTATCAGAGTTGAATCTGATGACGATCAGTCTGGTAGCGGTAATCTTGCTTTAGGATGGCGATTAGGCGCTACACGTTTTGATGTGAAAACTGATGGTAGAAGATGAGCAAACTATTAGAAACCCGTCTACCAATAGAATCCAATCAGTTTGTAAATAAAGATATTTACAATCGTTTAGTCAGAATCCTAGAATTAAACTTAGGAACCTTTGATCCTGACAGCACACCCCAGTATAACGACCAACAAATCAGCACTTTGGCTTTTTCTATTGGTGATGTAATATGGAACACATCAATTGGAGTATTACAGGTTTATACTGGCTTCAAATGGATACAGCTACATACACCCGTCAATCCGCAGGGGTATCAACTGCAAGCAGAACTAGGTTCTGTCACTATCAGAAATAACGGAGCGACAACTATTAAAGTTTGATATGCAAGCAGTAGAAAATATAAAATCAGCGTATGAAATGAGTAATCTTCTTCTTACTCAACCCTCTGACTGGTTTATAGAAGACAAAACTTTTCAAGCTGTTAAAGACTCGCAACTAGATATCGTACGTTTTTTAAAGTCTCAGGGACAAGAAGACTTAGGCAAACTACCGCTACACGCTGTTATAGATGAGCCTATTAAGGATGTTTATACAGCACCTATATTCTCAGAAACATTTTGCGATATATTTAAAGATGAACTACAAAACATCAAAGAACACTTTAACTTTGAGCCTAATAAAGAAGAAGACAAGCTCAGACAGATACCTGAGATAGTCTTACAAGAACATATACCTGACTTATACTTTTCCTTGATGAGTGTGGTCAGTAGTATTTTAAACCCTATATTTATGGGTCTTTGGGGAAGAGTCGTTACAGATGGTGGCGTACAAATAGCCAATTACAATATAAGAGACAAGCAACAAGGAGCTTGGCACCACGACGCTAGTGCAGATATAAGCGTAGTAATCCCTTTAAATACAGGTGAATACGAGGGTGGTGGAACAGAATTTCAAGGTAGAGGTATTGTTGAACCGCTTCCAACAGGTAGCGCTTTGATGTTTCCTAGTTTTACTCACATGCACCGAGGACTGCCCGTACAGACAGGGGACCGATATTTATTGGTTTTTTGGCTGATATCACGTCCTTGTTGGGAAGATAAAAAAAACTATTTAGAAATGAATTTTATTTAACAAAACCACTAAAAACGATAGAATAAAACAAATGGATAGAATTGACAGATCAGGAACAGGAATAGCAAGTTTAGGCAGAGACGAAGATCAGTTTCTGGCTCACGTTGCTTTGGGCGAACGTGTCGTACCACCTGTAATATCAGCCTCTACGCAGGCACGTATCAACCAAGAGATGAGGGCTGCTGGCCTTGACCCAAACGAGTATGCAGTTGGATCTGGTATGTCCATCAACCCAATTACAGGTTTACCTGAGTTTGGATTTTTTAAGAAAGCTTTTAAATCAATTAAAAAGGTAGCCAAAAAAGTAGCGCCTGTAGCAATGTTAATACCTGGAGTTGGTACAGCCTTTGGCGCAGCTCTTGGTGGATTAGGTGGATTAGCTGGAACAGCTTTAACTAAAGTAGGTTTAGGCGGAGTAGCAAGCACATTAGGAAGTTTAGGAAGTTCTGCTCTAAGTGGAATAGCTGGACTAGGAATACCAGGTGTTTCCAGTATGGCTGGTGGAGCCGCTCAAGGTTTTGGTGGATTTAAAGGGTTAGGTAGTTTAAGTGGAATGTTAAAGGGCGGACCATTAGCGGGTTTAACAGGTGCAGGAGCAAGTACCGTTGAAGTAGCATCTGGAGACACACTAAGTCAAATAGCTGCTAAAAATGGAACTACTGTAGAGGCTTTAATGAAAGCTAATCCAGGAATAACTAATCCCAATATGATTCAAATAGGACAAAAAATTACTGTACCAGGGTCAGGTGGTCTTAGCGGTTTATTTAGCGGAGGCGGAGCAGACGGGGTAGGTAACTTTGGAGCTGTTGGAGATTTGGCTGGAGGCGTTACTGATCGTTTAGGTCTTACAAATTATGGATTAGGAGGTTCTGGCGGCGGTACGGGCGGTATGGGCGGTCTAGGCTCTCTAGGATTAGCTGGGTTCTTAGGTAAGATGGCCTACGATTCAGCTAAGAAAAAAGAAGGCGGTATATCTGAGACACCTAAAGTAACAATGGATCAATTAGGAAGATACCAACTATCAAAAGAATTAGGAACAGGCGGAACTAGAGGTGAATTTGGATTAGGACCTAAACCTGCTGTATTAAACGTAGCAGGCGGAGGACCAATTAATAGAATGTACTACGCCGAAGGTGGCGTAGCTGAATTAGATATGCGTGACGGTGGTGAGTCTGAAGGACCTGGTACGGGTACTTCTGACGACATACCTGCGATGTTAAGCGATGGTGAATTTGTAATGACCGCAGCAGCAACTAAAGGTGCAGGTGCATTTAACGTTAACAAAACTAAATCAGGCATAGAATTAATTTCTGGTGGTAGCGCTTCAAGAGAAAAAGGCGTTGAAAACATGCGTGAGTTAATGAACATATTTGAGGCAGTCTAATGGTAGAGTCAGTTGATCCAGTAATGAATAAAATAGATAGACGTGAAACGCTGTCCGATCCATATGTACGTGAAGCTTACTTTGGCTCTCCAGATACTCCTGGAATAATATCTCAAGCTATTAGTGCAGCTAATAGGACTTTTGGTCAACCAACAATAATGAGGCAGACAGCAGGTCTATCACCATTAGAAATAGCTGCGATGCAAGGTGCCTACGGAGGAATTGGTTCTTACCAACCTTACTTAGATGCTAATTTATCTGGACTACAGGAAGGTATTGGCATGTCACGTAGAGCTGGTGAATTGGCTCAACCTTACTTTGCTGGTGAACAAGACTATTTAGGAGCAGCAACTGATGTTGCTAGGCAAGCTGCGGGCATGCAGTTTGATCCAAACCTTACCAAACAATTTTACGATCCCTTTGAAAATAGAGTCGTACAACAAACAATAGATGATGTATTCAAACAAGGCGATATACAAGACGTAGCGCAAAGAGCTAGAGATATACAATCAGGCGGAGAGTCTGCGTTTGGTTCTAGAGCTAGACTAACTGCTGATGAAAGACGAGCATCTTTAGGCAGAGGATTGGGAGAAGCTTTAGCAGGTATACGTTCTGGTGGTTTTCAGACAGCTCAATCTACAGCTTTAGGTGAATTTGGTAGACAGGCTTCAGCCAGAGAAAGGTTAGCGGGTAACTTAGCTGGATTTGGAACTCAATTTGGGGATATAGGCTCACGTAGAACTGGCCTAGCCAGAACAATAGGTTCAGACGTAGCTGGATACGGTGGGCAAATAGGTAATCTTGGAAGTACAGGTTATGATTTAGCTTCTTCTCAGAGAAGAGAATTAGCAAATTTAGGTTCTACTGCAAGAGGTGTTAAAGATGTAGGACTAGGCAGGGAATACGAAAGAGCTATAGGAGATAGATTTGCACCTACGCAAGCAGCTAGTTACGTACAAGGATTCTTGCCAACTTATCAAAGTGGCGGGACTCAGATAAATAAAACTTACGGTATGCCAATAGATCCATATTCACAAGGTATAGGAACTTTCTTGAATGTATATGGAACGATGAATCCAAGTAGTAACGTGGCAGGAACAACTTACGGACAAAGTTAATATGAATGTATTACAAAGGAAAATGTTTGCAGAAGGGGATTTGGTAAATTTAGATATTCCAACTGACCAAGATATTGTTTCTAAATTTACTACTGCATCGCAATTAAATCCAGTAACTACTACAACTAGAATTATTGAACAAGGCGGCACTTTTTTTGCTGTTAAACAAAACAAAAATGGAGATGTAGTTGGTTCTGAACCAATAGATTTGGGGTTATCTCCTACTGGCGATCCGAAAGAAGCCTATCAAAGACAGAAAGGGAATGTATTAGGAAATATAGTAGGGGGTGCTGGATTAGGTTTGTCTCTACTCCCTACACTACAGACAAAAACCGCTGGTAGGTTTCTTTCGGGTATAGGAAACTTACTTGGAAAGGCCAAAGGATATTCCCCTGTTGTAGCTACAAAACTACCTGGGGCAGTTGTCAAGGGTCAAAAAGGTTTTCAATCTAGGCCTAAATTTGATCCAAGGTCTTATAAATATGAAATGCAAACAGGACCTGCTTCTGTATTAGGAGGGAGTGCGCTTGTTGCAGGTTCTTACGGACTTGAAACAGACCCTGGGGAAGTAGATGATGAAAAAGCAGAAATAGCACAAAAATTAACTGAATTAGAAAATACAAAAACCCAAGAAGAGATTGATAACAAAACAAAAGAAGATGATACAACTTTTGAAATTGTTACTAGCGAAGACGGTACTCCAGATGATGCAACAGAAATTGACGACGGAACAGAACAAGAAAATTTAATTGAAACACGTGAAGTCAAACGCCAAGGCATGTTAGACAATCCTAGTTTCAAATCTTTACTAAGAAACATCGGTGTTAATATGGTGGAAACTGGAGACGTTGGTTACGGAATATCTCAAGGCTCTGCGCAAACTGTTAAAGATGAAATAGCAGCTGAAGCTCTAGCAGCTGAAACTTCAAAAGAAATGCAGTTAGAAATGTTAAAAGCCAGTCTTGAAGGAGTAAATATATCTGATTTAACATCTATAGATAAAATGGAAGGAGAGTGGGGCGATCTTACACAACAATCACAAGATAAAAGAGGAACAGCAGGACAAATTAAAGAAGTCCTTAACACCCTAACAAGTCAAGGTAACAAAATTTTCGGAGTAGGTAATATTGTTACATCTAACTTTGACAAAATTATGGCTTTTGTTTCTGGAGATACAACTTTAAACGCAAACAGAGAAGCGATTGCAGAAGGGTTGAAGTCAGAAAATCCAAGAGAATACGTAAAAACTATTTTAACGGTGGTACAAAATAAAAATATAAAAGATTTGCTTGGAGAGTCAGGTAGAACCATATCTAATTTGGACAGACAAGTAGTAGAGAGAATAGTGGGTCAGCTATCAGACACAAATATTCTTTCGCAAGACCCAAAAGCAATAGCAACAAAATTAGAACTTTTATACGACAGTTTAATAAAAGAAGCAAAACAAGCAGAAGATATGGCGTCCATCAAAGCTAGAAATTTAAGGATAGCTGGTAGAGACGTTTCTAAATTAATACCACCTACTCCAACAAAAACAACCCCTGTCGAAAATCAAGCAAGAGTCAGAATAAAAATCCAATAAAATGATATATGAAATTGAATTACCTGATGGAAGAATCATTGAAGTCGAAGGGGAGCCTGGACAAGAAGAAAAGGCTGTACGTTCTGTTAAGGAATACCTAGCTAAAGAAGCAGCAGGTAAGGCACTAAACGATACTGAGTTTGACTACGAAACAGGTATAGACAATATACGTCTAAGAGGCCAACTAGATATGGCTGAAACTCAAGAAGAAAAAGAATCAGTATTAAGAAAATACGTAGGTTCTCAAGGATTTGCATACGACGCTAATGGAAGATTAGCTGTTACACCTTTAGGTCAAAAAAGATTAAACCTTAATCCAACAGATAAAAATATAATTGTAGACGAAAAAAGCATGTCAACAGGTGATTTTGCAGACTTTGCTGGTACTATTGGTCCAGTTGCAGGAGCAATCGCCGCATTAGCTCCACAAGGAAAAGTCTTAAAGTTTTTAAAACCATTTATGGTAAATGATCGTCTCGTAAGATCAAGTGCTGTAGCTATAGGATCGGCTGGCGGTAAAGGTGTTGAAGAAGCTGGTGAACTATTGTTGGGCGTACAGGAACAAAAAGCAGGCGAGATAGCATCAGATTTAGCTGTAGAAGGAGTGATTGGTGGCTTGTCGCAAGGTCTATTTGAGGTAGCAGGCGCAGGGCTAGTAGCGATGTTGGGTAGAAAAGCACCCGCAGGAGATATAGATATAGCAAGATCAATCGCGCAAGGAGCTGACCCTAACGAGGTAGAATTTTTAGCTAGACGATTAGGTAGAGAGCCAACTTTTAAAGAAATACAAAAAGCGCAAGAAGATGGCTTGATTAGTAGTTTTACAGAAGCTGCTGTTTCTCAAAGTGCTTTAGGAAGAGCTATACCAGGCAGAATACAAGCCGCATCAGAAACAGTATTTGGTAGGACTGAAAGAGATAAACGTTTAGTAGAATACGGAACTCAACGTTTACAAAAGTTTTTAGAAAAACAAAAAGACGTCACATTATCTTTAGATGATTTTTCTCAAGCCATACAAACAGGACGTATGACTAAGGGTGAAATAGATGCCTTAATAGACGGCCTATCTCAAAGTGCTAAAAAATCTAATCAAGCACTAGATGACTATATTAACAACGCAATTAAACTTATAGATGATGGTGCTTTGTCTGGTGGCGCTGACAGAATAGCAGTAGGACAAAATTTAAGAGATCAAATTAAAAGATTATACGACGAAAAATTTGGCTATATCGGAGGGGATAAAACCAAGCCAGGCGAATACGTAAAAAGAAGCCAAGAAATAGATCAGTTCCTAAATCAAAACGGATTACAAGCTTGGGAAGGAAATGTAGGATTAAAAGTAGATGGATTGATAGATTTTCTAGAACGCCTTACTACAGAAAAGCCTGGATTAAAATTATTACAGTCTTTAGAAGGCGTACAAGGTGGTTCTATAGAAACTATAAAAAAAATATTTCAAGACTTACAAGAAGAAGGAATATCATTACAGGCTTTAAATCAATTAAGAGGAACTTTTTTAGCAATAGGTAGATCAGCTCCTACGGGAGCTAAAGACATAGCTAGAGCTGTTAAGGAAATTACCGAACAAATTGATGATATTTTTATTAAGTTAGAGGGAGGAATAGGTGTAGACGAAATGATAGCTAGATCAAGTCAAGCGGGTGTAGATGTTGATGCTGAAGCATTGCAATCGGCTGCAAAACTTATTAGAAACTATAACAAAGATTATAGAGATGCTATCGAACCTTTTAACAACTTAATTGTTACTAATATAAGAAAAGACGCAAGAATGGGTGCCTACGACGTAGATGAAATATTTCAAAAGATAATTAAAAAAGGTCAACCGAATGTTTTAAAGGGAGTGTTAGACGCTATACCAGATCAAGCATCTAGACAGTCAGTTAAAAAAGAATTACAAGAAACATTTGTTAGAGAAGCTTTAGAACATCCTAACGTTATTAACGTTGAAACTGGACAAGTCAATCCAACTGCTTTTGCAAGATTTTTTAGAGACAAGCTAGGATCTACGCAAAAAGTATTGTTTGATGACGTACCAGACTTGCCTAGAATCTTGTCTGACTTTAATAAAATTAACAGAAACTTTAAGCCAGAAAGATTAGAAAAAGTTTTAGGCAACATAAAAGATAAAGGCTTAAAAAATTCACTTGATAACTTTATACAAAGTGAAAATGCTTTGCATAATGCTGAAGTAGACCAACTTTTTAAAAGAATACAATCTGCTGAACCTGATGAAATCATAAATTTAGTATTCAGAAATGGTCAAGCATCTAATATAGATGAACTTAGACGAAAACTTACTCCTGCTGTCTTTAACAAAATACAACAAGACAGTATGCGTGAACTATTAAGAGTTGCTAAAGGTCCTGGTAAAAGAGTTGATGAAGTATTTAAACCAGAAGTTTTAGAAAGGGCTTTGAATTCAAAAGGGGACGACGCACTTAAGGCGATGTTTGGAGATGCAGAAACAAAAGCTTTAAGAGATTTAGTAAGAGATTTGCGTGTAATGACAAGAGCCGAAGGCGGAGGAGCGGGTACGCTGATAGCTGGTGCTGTAGCTGTAAATGCTTTTAATCTGGCGATGTTACCTACTTTAATTCAATTAGGTGTGATGAAAACTATATTTATGAATCCTTCTATTGTAAGAAAATTGGCTAAATCAGATAAAGAAAGTATAAATTTAGTGATGAGAGCATTTAAAGATGCAATAAGATTGACACCACCCATCGCTTTAGGTGAAGAGATTGTAGAAACTTCTAGTGAGGCTTCACAGTTAATACAAGATGAAACCGCAGAGCAATTACAAGATAGCGATATTAATCTAGGAGAAGCAGCAGAACAATTAAACAAAGAATTTCAAACATTAAGACCTCCTCGGGTTACTTCTAGTTTAAGTTTACCAAAAATTGATTCGCTTCAACAACCACAAATTTCGCAAGGACCTGTAAGCAGAAGTCTACTAGGTGGTTCACCTGCTAACGAAGATATAGCAGCCAGACGAACTGGTGGTATTGCTGGTTTAGTTTAAGTAAGCCCCAACTCTTCCCGATCAAATCCTAACGCGTGGTCTGACAAACAGACCAATTCATCTTTACTTAAATGTATGTATGGCTCTGAGTCCTCTGGTAGTTGCGGTTCTGCAATCGTACCAAAGCGTACATCGTAGACTTTATTTCTATCCCAAGTGTGTGAGTACACACTATCCGTCATAGCAAACACCAGTACAAATGGTTGGTTGGTTGCTAGAGACAAGGCAGCCCCCATACGTAACTTAGATGCGCTTAGTAATAAAGTATCGTAACGATCTATACCAAAGCTACGACATTTAACTTCTAGCCAGAAGCAAGAGTCTTTGCTCTCGCACCAATAATCTAGGCCATAGCTAACTGGTAGCTTATGACATCTTACGCCCCATAATCCTTCTATAAATCCTGCTACACGTTCTTCGCGCTTTTGATCGCTG